CCTCGCTCAGTTTCATTCGAGCGGACCTTCGGAGAGTCGGGGCCCTGGCCCGGTCCACCGGCTCCACCAACAGGCGAAGGCTGTCCGCCGCCGCCGCCACCACCCTTGAGCAAGCCCATCTGCGTGCCGACCTGCGCGACCTGCATGAGCATGTTCTCCTGCTGCATCTGTCGCTGTTCGAGCTTGAAGTAGTGATCGGCCACGTGCGCGCGAGCTCGCGCCGCGGTGCCTGGGCTCTTCTGCTCCAGCAGCTTGAACCGCTCGGACGCCAGCTCCTCCATGTGGCTGATGATGTGCCGCATGTCGTTGTCGTCCTTCTTCCGCGGCGGGACGTTGCCGTGATACCACAGCTCGTGCTCCTGGCTCGGCGTGAGCACGTTCATCTCATCCGGCATCGTGATGATCTCGTCCACGTTGCGCAGATCGAAGCCTTGCTCCAGGATCAGGGCGAGCAGGCGCGGTGCGTTCACCGCGGTAGGCCCATACATTTGGTTGATGATCGGAACTCGATCTAGGATGTTCACGAGCTGTTGGACCTGCGTCAGCTTCGTGGTCAGCTTGTGGCTGGCGATCGGGAGCACGAGGAAACGGCCAACCACGTCCTGGGGTCGGATGTTGTAGCGGTCCTGGTAGCGCAGGCCGACCGGGCCGAGCTCTCGCACGACCTTCTCGTAGGACATGAACTGCTGGTTGTTCCAAGCCATCTGATCGAGCATCGGAACCTCGATCTCCTGCTCATAGGCTTCAACCATTGGGACAAGGCGAAGGTTCGCCTCGTCGATCTCGCTCATGTGCTGCGTCGCGGTCTTCGATTCGCCGAACGGGTCCTTGCCGCCCATCGACGGCGACGTGGCACCGCTGGTCTCGCGGATGTCCACGGTGAGCACGTTCTCCGCTTTCAGGGCTGCATCGCTCACCTGTGGCACGTGGAGGGGAGCGATGCTCTTCTCGATGTCGGGAACGCGGATGCCGTGACCCGGCTCGATGATGAGCTGACCACCGGGGATGTTGGCATCGTCCGAGATCATCCACATCGGGTTCGCTTCGAGCTGCGTGGCGGCCATGAGCAGGTTGCGCTTCATGTCCTTCTCCATCGACAGCCGCGCGATCATCTCCAGTCCACCGATGCCGTAGAACTCGTCTTCGAGGCTGATCGGTCGCCACGCTTGGTAGGGCTTCTGCTGGTGCCAGAACGGGTTCTGCGTCACCCGGACGACGAGCTGCAAGCCCTTCGGCTCGACCATGACGACGTTGCACATGCGCGTCGTGTAGCTGCCGTTCTCGTTCTTCAGGACCAGCGGGCCCCACCAGTCGATCACCTCGTAGTGCGGGATGTGAGGTGCCCAGCTCGCTTCACGAGGATCGAAGACCCCGTAGCTGTAGCTCTTCCGTTCCTTGAACTCGTCACCAAAGCTCGTGTCCTTGCCGCCGGGGAAGGTCTCCAGCTTCTCCAGATTGATCCAGTGCCGGAGCTCCCCCATCATCTTGACCTTGTAGTCCGGCCAGCCAGAACGGTCGGCCGCCCACTCGGCATCCTCGATCGAGCTCGCGTTGGGGCTCGTGAGGAAATCGAAGATCGAGACGTTGTTGACTTCGTTGCCGTCGAAGATCAGCTCTTCTCGCGTGATCTTGTCCAGCTCCAGGATGGAGGCTCCAGGCCACTGCGGGTCAGGGATCCGCTTGGCTGTGCGGTAGGTCATCTCCCCGAGCTCTTGCCGCCAGTAGGTCTTCTGAATCCCTGTGCCGTAGATCAAGCCGTCGCGGATCAGTCGGGTCGCCTTCTGCTTGAACCTCGTCTTGCGGAGCTGGTCTCGGCAGAGGATCTCCTGCATCAACGCGGAGTCGTCGTGTTCCTCCTGCTCCCCGTAGAACTTGAAGAAGCGATCCGTTGCGAACAGGGTTCGCAGCATCTTCGGCAGCAACGTCTCGACGATCTTGAACGGCTCGGGGCTGTGCAGCTTGTTGCGACCGTAGGAGTAGGTGTCGAGCGACTCACCTCGATACAGCCGGTAGAGGATCAGCCACTTGTTCCGCAGGAACTCCATGACGTTGAACACGTCCTTGAGCCCTGAGAGCACAGCGTCCTTGGCCTGCTCGACGACGAACGGTTGATCTGCGAGGTTCGGGTAGCCGACGCTTTCCGCGTAGAGCCGCGCTTGCTGTTCGATGTTCGTGTCTTGCTCGAACGCATCCTCGGTCAGCTTGTAGGGGCTATCGATCGGCTTCGTTCCCGGTCGCGCCTGATACTTCCCCATCCCTCGTTGCGCCTGCCCACCGATTCCCGTCCTCGGGTTCGGCGGCGACGCGGGGGCCATGTTCGTCGTGTTACCGAGTTCGAGACGGTCGGCCACCGATCATTCTCCCTTTCGGTGGAGGCTTGCGTTGCACACTGCGTATGCGTTGTCCACCCCCTTCTTGCCCTTGACCTTGTTGACGCAACGGTGCAACGACTCGGGGTTGCTGGCCATTTGCGTGAACGGGTTGATCTCGTCGAAGTGATCGAAGTCCGATGACTTGAGGATCATCCCCTCCTTGCGGGTCTGGTTGGTGTCCGACTCGCTCGGATACCACTGGTCCTTTACCACGACACCGCTGTTCGATTTCTTGTTCATCTGCTACCTCCAGCACGTCGTAGATCGGCCCGGTCCATCCGGGCCAGAGTCGAGCTCGGCCCGACCAGTGGGCTTCATACCACTTCAGCCAGTCGATGGCACGGTCCGGATCGCTGTAGAAGCTCCTCTTGCCTGTGGCCGGGTTCTCCAGGCCGAAGAAGTATCCGGTGCCCGGAACCAGCGTGAAACCCAGGCAGTAGATCGGATTGCAGCCCATCAAGTGAGCCGTCTGGATCATGTAGCACAGCGAGTTACCCCCAGGGTGGTAGGGCTGCCGCATCGAGCTCGGCATGAAGGGTGGCGTGTGCTGCCGCTGGATTCGGCCCTTCCCGTCGCGCGTGATCGCCTTCGGTTGCTGGATGAAGATCTCGCTGATCGGCCAGCGTCTCCGGCCGACGACGCGCAGCGTGTTCGAACCGGCGACTGAGTAGGGACCGCCGCCGAAGAGACGCTTGCTCGCTACGACAACCAGGGACTCTGGACATCGAGAGAGTCGCTCTCGCTCGGACTTCCAGACGTTGAGATCAACGACATGCCATACGCTGGGGACCAACGCTCGGAGAGTCCAGTTGCTTCCGATGACGATCTCTCCAGCAGCAGCGACAAGTCCTGTTGACTCAAGTAACCCTCCGGCTCCCCCAAGAAGGAATGCGGGCCTTCCTGCCCCCACCCCATCAAGCCAACCCGGATCAGGACTTCCGCTGCGCGGTGGGCATAGCTGTGCCGCTTTGAAATCAGGTAGGAACACGCGGCTCCGATCTTCTCGGCTTCGTCGGGGTGCTTCAAGTAGTAGAGCACCAACTCCACGAAGTGATCGGGATCCTGAGCTCGTGGAGCCATCGGGAACATGCGCGCGAGCTCCGTCCTGTGGTCATCGCTGACCACGCAGGTCCCGCAGGCCGCCATCTCCATGAATCTCGGGTTGACGTGAGCTGCTGGCAGGTTGCCTTCGTTCCAGAAGCCAGTGCCTTCTCGCGCCGGCATCTGCCTGCACAGCGTGATCCCCTCGGGGACCGGCATCGTCCGCGGCCTGCCCAGCACTCGCTTCTTGTAGCACTCGTTCGTGATCTCCGGTGCTCGATGAACGTTGAGCCCAACGATGCAGTCGGCGTAGTGCTTCGGGTGGTCTTCGAGTTTGACCCACTTCGGGTCACCCTTACCCACCGTCTTGAAGAACCGGATGTCCGCACCATTGACCAGTCGCTCTACCGGCTTGAGCCATTCCAGGCGCGGAATCAGCGTCGCGTTCCCGAGGAAGAATGCTGAAGCCTTCCGCCCAGCGTAGGGCTGTCGCGCGAAATGGACCACATCGACGCCGGGCGGAAGGTAGAAGACGTTGTTGCGCTCCTTTCTCGATCTTCGATGAGCATCGACCGTGCACGGGTCCATCGTGAACACGTATTGGAATCGCGGGCTGTAGCGGGTCGTCTCACCTGACTCGTAGGGCTCATCGCACAGGTAGACCGCAGTCTTGATCCCCTCGCGCTTGAAGCGGAGCTGGAACTCCTCGTTGGACGCCGCTCGGCCGTGGTGGCACCACACGAGATGCGGCTTCCAGCGGGCTACCT